TCCATCATATCTTAAGATATCACCAGTGGTTAAGGTGTTAATTTGTACATCAGATGCATCATCAAGTAGTAATGTTTTGTTGTACCACTTACTACCATTCCACACAATGTATTGCCCTGCAGTAATCCCAGCACCAGCAATAACAAAGTCATCTAAGCTGCCTAAAGATGGAGCATTTAGCATAGCACTAGAGACGTTAGAAAATATTGTTACTGAAATTGAATCACTCGATGGTGCTGTAGAAAATGTAAATGTAACATTATTGAGATCTGTTGCTGCCCACCTTACCTCTACAACTTCATACGGTGCATTTGTAGTCCTGCATGTTACGTAAATATCTCGGGTGCCTAGTCCGTGAGTTTTGGTAAATGTACTGTTTGTGCCATCTCCCAAAGTGGTGTTATAAGCTAGACCAACAGGAAGCTCCCAATCAACTGTGCCATTAACCCACTGTGAAGTGTTGCTATCGTATTTAAGCACTTGATAAGCCCCAAGAGTGCTAGGGTTAACATTAACATCTGATAATCTATTTATATTAACAGCTTGATTAATCCAAGCAGAACCGTTATACATTAATAGGTTATCTGAAGTTGGAGTAGTAATAACTACTTCCGTAAAGTCATTCAATGTTCTATTGTTGACGTAAGTTACTGCATTTGAATAGGCAGTGTTTCCAACACCGTCAGCATATGTGCTTACGCTTGCTGCGGAGTTTGCTATATTAGAAACCATGTTTGTAGTATAAGAATCTGCTATTTTAATAACTGGTGTCATTCCTTCACCGGAATTATCAGTTATTGTTATACCAGTGCCCGAAACTAAGTTTGCTACATATTGACCTGTCGTATCGGCACCAAGCTCTACGGAGTTAGAAGCAATTGTTGTTGTTATTGTTACGTTAGCGCTTCCGTCTATAAATACGTTACCAGTTACGTCACCATCTAAAGTAATTTTTCTTTGATTGGTCCAAACTAATGCATTGCTTGCTGTACCGGTTACATTACCAGTGTGAACTCCATTGCTATTTCCAGTTAAATCACCAGTAACATTTCCAGTTAAATTTCCAGTAACATTTCCAGTTATATTTCCAGTTACATTACCTGTGACTGCACCCACTAAAGCAGCTGTTACCTGATTGAAGGCAACGTTTGCATTGGTGGCAACTGATTGAGGAATTGAGATAGTTGGAACTGAAGCTTCACCAGAATTGTTAGTAATCGTTATACCAGTGCCCGCACTGAGATGATCTACATAATCACCTATTGTATCTGTAGATAAATTAATGGCATCATTAATCCAAACAGATCCATTGTATCTAAAGAAGTCACCATTGGCTGGAGTGGTTAAAGTAACATCTGTTAAATCATCTATTGTTGCATTAAGTGTTATTGTTGGAGTAGTAGTTTCTCCAGAGTTATTAGCTAAAGAAATTCCTGTTCCGGCAACTAGAGAAGCAACATAATTACCAGTTGTGTCAGTACCTAAAGCTACAGAATTAGCAACTATAGTTGCAGTAAGAGTTACGTTAGCAGAGCCATCTATCGAGACATTTCCAGATAGGTCGCCACCTAGAGTAATTAATCTAGCATTAGTCCATTTTGCTGCTGAACCAGTATATGCATTTGCTGATAATACTTCTGTTCCATTAATCTTAATCACTTTTCCAGATGCAAAGTCTATATTTTCGGAAGAAGTCCAAGATCCGGTGCTATTGCTCCAGTTAAAAGTTTTATCTGTAGTTCCCTTTAATGTTATTCCACCACCATCTGCTGTCACGTTAGATGGTGATGATACGTTAGCAAGTTCAATATTTTTATCTTCAATAACAATTGATTCTGTGTTTACTGTGACGATAGTGCCATTAACGGTAAGATTTCCAGAAACTACTAAATTTCCAGAAACTTGAACACTATCCTCTGTTGTTATTTGAGTATTTGATGCTTGTAATAAGTTCAGCGAAGAACTTACTAATGCCCCACTACTATTTTTGAAAAAGAACACTCCAGAGATAGGATCTATCGCTATTTGACCTGAAGTTATACTTGGTAAAGCCATTGTAAAACCTTTCCCGCTTTAGTTAAAAGGTTCCACCATCAATATAAATGTTATCGAATGTTGTTAAGTTAGTGATGGATCCACCAGTGATCGAAACGTTACTTGCATTTTGGATTGCAATTGTTCCAAGTCCTAACGTAGTTCTTCCAGCAGAAGCGTCTGCGTCATCGACCAAACTTCTACCAAAAGAAGTAAATGTTGCCAGTGCTGCTGTTCCAGAACCTGTAAAGTATGGAAGTGTGTCTGCAGCAGATGTTAATCCAGCTAATGCTGTAAGATCACCATCATAGGCTTGTACATCTGTCCCAATTGCTAGTCCAAGGTTACTTCTTGCTCCTGAAGCAGTTGTTGCTCCAGTTCCTCCATAAGATAGACCTACTGTTGTGCCATTCCAGGTACCTACAGTAATTGTGCCTAATGATGTTAAGCTAGAGGTAACTACACTAGAACCAAGTGTTGTATTGGAAAGAACTTCCGAAGTTCCAATCTTGAATACTTTGCCAGCAGCAAGATCTAAGTGTTCAGACGAAGTCCAGGCATCTGTTGCATCAACCCAGTTCAATGTTTTGTTTGTTGCACCAAGAATTGTAATACCAGCACCATCAGCAGTTATGTCTGTCGGTGATGCGGCGTTTGCAAGAACAATGTTCTTATCTTCTACAACAAGTGTTGCAGTATTAAGAGTTGTTGTATTGCCGTTAACAATCAAATCTCCAGTAACAGTAAGATTATTACTAATCGTAACATTAGCTGGAAGGCTAAGTGTTACCGCACCAACACCAGAGTTAGATACTGCAATTTCATTTGCAGTACCGGTCAAACCAGTTACGAGATTTGTGCCCTTGTCACTAATCTGTGAAGCAGTTACTGAGATTTCAGTATTGCCAGCAGCTGTCAAGCGACCTTTTGCATCAACTGTAAATGTAGCAACGGAGTTTGCAGCCCCATAAGAGCCAGCAGTTACAGCAGTACTGTCAAGGTTTGAAGAAGTTAAAGAAATTGCCGTATTTCCAGCTGATGTTAATCGACCTTGAGCATCAACTGTGAAAGTTCCAACAGTGCCTGCACCACCATAAGAACCACCAGTTACCGTGGTGTTGTCAAGGTTCAAGGTTATTGTGTCAGTTGCACCAGCAACAGAGGACAGTCCCGTGCCACCAGAAATAGTCAAAGTATCAGTACCTGAGCTAATTGTTTGATTGGATCCAGAATCGCCCGCAACTGTAAATGATGTAGCAACGTTTGCAACAATATTGCTAATATTAGAAACTTGTTGGTCAACATAAAGTTTTGTTGATGCGTGGGTATTCGCAGTTGGCGTTGGAACGATAACTACGCCAGAAAATGTTTTATTTCCTGTAATTGTTTGATTTGTTCCCAATGATGCATAGGCCCCAAAACCAGCAATTGCCTCAACAGTTGTTGCAGCTCCGCCAACTCCACCAGTTCCCTTACCGTAATACAGGACATCGTCAGCTTCATTATATGCTAATTCTGCGTTCTCTAAGGTACTTGGCGCTCCTGCTGCGCCTGAACTAGACCTTCTTTTAATTCTCAGGGTATTAGACATTTTTAAAAATTCCCTCCATCGACTAGATTAGATTCCGCGTAATTAATCCATTGCGAACCGTTGTAACGTAAAACCTGACCACTGGTAACTGAGTTTATAGTAACATCTGTCAACCCATTTAAAACTGATTGAGTCGAGATATTTGTTTCAGTGGCTATTATTCTATCCTTGATAGTAAGATGAGAACCAGCTGGATTAAGACCCAATACGGTTTGCACTGCCTCTACGGCATCGTTTAAATTTGCATGTTGCTGATGATGGGGTACTGTGTTTGAATTAAGCTTATCAGTTGCTGTTGGATTTATTAAAATATCTAATTGATTTGGATAATTTGTTGCCATATATCTTCCTATAAGCTAATAATTTTTGTTGAACTATTATTCCACTGTAATGTCATTGGAGAAGCCTCTGCGGTGCCCGCAAAAGGTAGTCCTTCAGAATCGTCTATAAAAGCTATTAACCTTGAATTGGAATCAGTTGTACCATATTGATAAAATACAATTGCATTAAATGATGCTCCATCGTGAACAATGGTTAGATCATCTGCATCTAATACCCCTAAATCATTAGATACGTTGCTTAAAGGTTCACTTCTATATTTTTTTGCCAATGTTGGTATATCTGATAAGAATTCATTGGTGCTTTGATTTGGTGTATATAAAGAAGTATCTATAAATGCAACTTTAAGACTATTTGTTGATAGATTTATTTCACCACTTAACATGGATTCTTTTGCTTTTTTATATACAAAATTAGCCATCTTATATACCCACATCTTTAGAAACTGTTAT